GTGATCTAGCAGATTACTGTGAAATGGTTGCAACCGGAGGTGACGATGAAGTTAAACCAACACATGAAGTAAAAGTCGTATAATGAGCATAGGAAACAAAATACACAGTATTATAATAAGACTTATTATATCTTTAACAGTATGGTGGATTATAAATTTATACATCTTTCCCATAACTGTTTATCAGTACATTGGATTGGAAATTATCATTGGATTTAGCCAATTATTGACTATATTTGTTAAGCGTAGTTTTGGTCTTCTTAACCCTAGAATATCAAAATACTTAGAACAAGATAAAAAAGACTATCAAGATGGATTATAGTAAATTTTGCAAAGGTCAAAAGCTGGCCTTTCAGGAAGCCCTGAATGAAATGGTAGGCAGGCGTAATGGTACAATCACCAGTTATGCAACGCCGTGGCCAAAAGTAAATGATGCCGGTACAGATGGCTTTGAGTGGAATTCACTCACAGTTATTGGCGGTAGACCTGGAACAGGTAAAACATTAATCAAAGATCAAATCATAAGAGAGACAGCCAAAAACAATCCCGGTCAGACTATTCGCATATATGAGTTTAATTTTGAAATGGTTGGAGCTACTCAAAAACAGAGAGAGTTTTCAGCAATATTAGAAAGACCTTATAAATATGTGAAGAGCGCGAGTGGAACCAAAATATCTGAAGCAGATTTAGCAAAATGTTTTGATTATGCTAAAAACACTTTAGAAAACGAAACTTACCCAATAGACACTTGCTATACACCAGTTGATGTAGATGAATTCCAGAAGCTAATAGAATGGTACATGGAAAAATATGCTGTAGAAATTGATGGTAGAAGAATCTATACCAAAACTGTAGTAACCGTAGATCACGCAAACCTTTTTAAATTAAACTCAAAACAAAGAAGCAAAACAGATATGTTGTATGACCTCGGTGAGGTTATAACACACCTCAAAAAAACATTCCCAATTTCATTCATAGTGCTATCCCAATTAGGTAGAAATGTAGAGAGCCCAGAAAGAAACCAAGATGGTAAGTATGGAAATTACATTCTAGAAACAGATCTATTCGGAGGTGATGCTTTATTCCAACATGCTGATTTAGTAATGGGATTCAACAGACCTTCACTCAAGTTTATATCACACTACGGTCCTGAACGTTACATCATAGATGACCCTGATATTTTAGTATGCCATTTCTTAAAATGTAGAAATGGTGATACCAGAATGAGCTTTTTTAAATCAGAGTATCACAAAATGAGAATCGTTGAAATGACTCAACCACCCGCCAAACAGAAACAAAGAAATATAAGTACAGCTTAATAAAAATAAAATGGACAACAAAATAAGCACAAAAGAAAAAGTAAAAACAAAAAGAGAAAAAATCTCTGAGCTTTTTGAAAAACATGCGCCATTACTTAAGCGAGCCGGTGTATCAAGCCCTAAATTTATTCCTAAGATGGCGTATCCTCATGAAGGGGAGCTAGTTATTGGATTTTATCCAAGTGAAATGAATGGTCAGCAAGATATATATACTGAATTTGTCAGTAGAGATTACGTACCTGAAGATCCAGAGAGAAGGTTATTAAAGTGGATGTACAACCCTGAATATGATACGGAGTACAAGAAAACTGAACCTCATCCTAGTACTGGAGACAGAAGGTATTTGATTCCCGTTGGAGAATTAATAGACATGGCAATAGCCTATCCTAAAGAAGAAAAGAGCGCTGAACAAACAGAGCTTTTTGATTTGAAAGGTGTAGCTGATGCTAACTCTGATCAACCATATGATCAGATGAGTATGCGTGACTATGCAGCAATTCAATGGAAGAAACCGGTTAGCCATAAAAAATGGTTAAATGAATTAATAACTAAACAATTTGAATAATGGGAGAAATTACCTTACCTAAGACAAAGGTTAAAGCAGAATTTCAAAGCCCTAAGAACTTGATTATCTTTTCTAAACCAAAGGTTGGAAAAACAAGTTTATTAGCGGAGCTTGAAAACTGTTTAATTATAGATCTAGAAGATGGATCTGACTATGTGGATGCACTAAAGTTAAAAGCTACTTCAGTAGAAGAGATTAAAGCTATTGGTGAGCAAATAAAGGCTGATGGATTCCCTTATGACTACATTGCATTGGATACAATAACAGCACTAGAAGTACTATGTGTTCCTTATGCAGAATCTCTTTATTCCAAAAAGCCTATGGGCAAAAGTTGGTTTAAATTGAGCGCTGATGGAAAATCATATGCTGCGGACAGTGGTAAAGCTCAGTATGGAAACATATTGAATATGCCTAATGGAGCAGGTTATCCTTATCTAAGAGAAGCAATGACTAAAGTTGTTGAGTATGTAAAGACATTAGCACCTAGAGTTATTCTTATAGGACATATCAAAGATGTGTTACTAGAGAAAGCAGGAGCTGAGTTTACAAGTTCAGACTTAGATCTAACTGGAAAAATAAAGAGAATCCTTACATCACAATCTGATGCAATCGGATACCTTTATAGAAACGGTAAAGATAAAAACGTACTAAGTTTCGCTACAAGTGATAGCGTTGCCTGTGGTGCAAGACCTGAACACTTACGCAATAAAGAAATTGTAATTAGTGAGATGACCAAGGATGGTGTAACAACACACTGGGATAAAATTTATGTTGATTAATTAATTAAAAGCAAAAAAGTATGTTAAGTACAAAAGATGTATCAAGTGACAGTCAAGGTGGAATGCCTAAAACTATTGCCCCAGGCAATTTAAAATTAAAAGTAAATAATGTTGAGCTTAAGCAGTTTCCGTTCATGGTAACAGACAATGCTTATTACTTAATATTAAATGTTGAAACAGAACCTATTGAAGGTTTTGAAGGTTTCTTCTTTGATAAAGATAATGAATCTGCAGGAAGACATGCAGGTCAAGTTGGTGCAGTAAAAACCAACCGTTTTTATTATAAAGATGGAGAAACAAAAGGTGGTACAAAAATCAATAGAGATCAGGAAATCATGAAAATGGTTAAGAATTTATGTGAGTGGTTAGACTGCATGGACTGGTTCCTTAAGGTTGACAACAAGTATAGCACTGTTGAAGATTTGATAGCTGGTTTAAATAAAGCTGCTCCATTTAAGGATACCTATGCAAATTTTTGTGTAGCAGGTAAAGAGTATTATAGAAATAATGGTTACCTTGGGTTTGATTTATTCATTCCAAAACCATCTAGGACTAATGCACCCATTGCACTTCCTAAAGCTAACAAGCCAGTGGTTGTGTATGATGAATCAACTCATCTTACGAAAGCAGCACCTAAAGAAGTTTCAAACTTTGAAGGTGGAGCTGATTTAGGAGCGCCAAGTCCTGGTGGAAACCTTGGGACTACGCCGGAGTTTGAACTCTAGTATTATTAGAAACATAATAAAAATGGGAAGCAAAAAAGCTTCCCATTTTTTATTTAAAACAGTTACACATGCTACGAACAAAATCATTAGTTACAGACTTTAAAGACATACCACATACGTGGATTTTTGAAAGTTACTTAAACCTAAGTGAAAGATTAAGTGGTCAAGATGTAAAAATCAAATCTGTATTTAATCCCAATGATAAAACCCCTTCTTTCTTTGTTTATTATTCTAAAACCAGTAACAGGTATAAGTTTAAAGATTTCTCTACTGATAAGCAGGGAGATTGTATTGAGTTAGTAAAAGAGCTATTTGGAATAAGTAAGAGATATGATGCACTACTAAAGATCATAAATGATTATAATGACTTCATCGCAGATAATGATGGAGTATACAAACTTGCTGAGTTCAAAGAGCAAGAAAAATATAAGGTTGATTCTTTTACATTACGTAATTGGACAGACCTAGATCAGAAGTACTGGAAACAATTTAGCATTGGTTCACAGCTTCTTGAAAATTTTAATATCAGTCCCCTTGAGAAGTTCACCTTTAAAAAAGCTGGAGAAGAACTAATAATTAAAGGCGCATGGATCTACGGATACTTTAGAAAAGATGGAAGTCTCTATAAGGTATATCAACCAAAGGTCAAGGAAAAGAAATTCATCAAGGTGAAAGATTACATACAAGGTGTTGACCAATTAAAATTTGACAAACCCTATTTGATAATCTGTAGTTCACTTAAGGATGCTATAGCATTTACCCTAATGGGATTTAAGAACGCTGAAGTAATAGCACCAGACAGTGAGAACACAATGATACCCGCACATATAATTCAAACCTGTAAGAAAAGGTATGAAAAAGTTTGTACCTTGTTTGACAATGATGAGCCTGGAATAAAAGCTATGATCAAGTATAAGAAAGAGCATAACCTAGACTACATTCATTTGAAGTTAGAAAAAGATCTGGCGGACTGCGTAGCTACTCACGGTGTAAGTAATACCCGTGTATCATTATACCCTGTAATAACAAAAGTACTTACAGGAGTTGCTAAAGAATTGGAAATATGAAACATAAACTAGGTTGCTTAGGCATTATCTTGGCAGGAGTATTATTCTATGTAGGCGTATACTATATAATATTTTAACTATGAGAAAGTATATAGGAATTGATATAGGAAAGAAAGGTGCTATCTATATGATGAATGAAGATGGTAATGAAGAATGGCGTGTAGCAATGCCAATGATAAAAGACCAAGTAGACTGGCATGAATTAAATGCGATACTTGAACCTTACCAAATGTTTAATGGTATGGTAGTCTATGAAAAGTTAGGTGTAATCTTTGGGACATCCAAGAAGACAGCCTTTTCAATGGGAGAACAATATGGTGCCGTACGTCAGTGCTGCATCTCAAACAACATCAGATATACTGAGGTGCCCGCTAAGAAATGGCAGGCTGAGATGTTTGAAGGACAGGTGAATATACAGAAGACAGGTAAAACTTCAAGAGATACCAAAGCAATGGCATTGGTAGCTGCTAAGAGGCTATTCCCTACCGTAAATTTACTCATGACTAAAGCATCCTCTGTACCCCATGACGGGTTAGTAGATGCACTGCTCATGGCGGAATATGCAAGGCGCAAATTTCCTAGGTGACTTACTATCATCACTACACACAATACAAAAAATATGAACAAAGAAAAATTAACATCAGACGGAGCAATCATCCTACTAAATGATTTAGGAGTTAAATATGTACAATGCAGCTACTCAGGAGGTGGTGACTCAGGTTCTATAGATGACTGGTATTTTATAGGAGCTGAACAAGAAAAGACAATAGACTGGCAAGCAGCAACGTTTATTAATCAAGATATAGAATC